ATATTCCTCTCTCATCATATACCCTATTTTGTTGGTAAGGTTGCCTACCATTAGACTCAGTAGAAGGATTAATTTGTATCACTGTCATATCGGAATGTAAGCCTCCAGAATGCCCGCCTCCTGTGAGGGTACTTGCAGCTTTAGGAATGATGTAGGTGTCATCAGCATTCATATTGCCATTGGCTTTGAGTGTTCCACTAAGTTTGGCTTGAAATTGACTTTGCGTTTTTGTTGTAGGAAGGCAATCATCTTCTCGGATAGGAAATACTCCTGGCTCACTTCTTCCTGCAAGATGTCCGACAAGGTATATCCGCTCTCTATTTTGGGGTAATACCCAGCTTGTATTAAGCAATTGCCATTCAAGTCTATAACCCCCAATGTTGGCAAACGCTTGGATAATCGCCCAAAAATCTGCGCCAGCATTTGAGGAGAATGCTCCCTTAACATTTTCCCAGATAAAAATACCTGGTCGGATGTGAGCAATGAGGGCAATTGCGTACTCGATAAGGCTACTTTTGGCTCCTTTAAGCCCCGCTCTTCTTCCAGCAAGTGAGAAATCTTGGCAATTGTGGACGACATAGTTTCCGACAGTGTAGGTGTTATCTCGTTCAACTGTGAAGTTGAAAACAGGGATGGTTGTTCGTTCTTTTTCATTTTTTAAAACCTTAACTACTATGTTATTATTTACTTTATAACTAAAAACTTCTCTCTTTTTGTCTATAATCCACTTGATAGAATAGTAATTTTTTTGATGTACAATTCTATTGTTTATTTCTTTTAAAGGACTAACTTCTGTAAAGAATATTGAGGGCAACTCATTATATACTCTTAAAACTAAATGCCTAATACCATATGCCATTGATATGTTTTTAGATTGACATTGATAAGTTCTTGATTTTGAAATATAACACCCATCTCCATACATATATCCATCTAAAAATGATTTCTGTATATCAATATTAGCAGTCAATATAAAACTTGGAACAACTTTTTTATCACTTCCTCTTCCTACGCTTTCACATAGTTTATACAATCTTTCATTTGAGATAATTCCTTTAACTCCCTTTCCTTCAAATTTATCATCAAAATAATAACTTATATTGATTTTGTTTTTAAAACGTCCTTTGTAACTTATATTATTTATGATGTTAGCAAAGTGTTGCTTTTCTTTTTCATGCATGCTAAAAAATATTCTATACAAAGGTTTGTTGTCTCTTTTCCTTATGGTCTTGTCAAGGTGTCCTTCTGCTAAATAATATCCCAATAAGTACGCTTCGTTAATATCAATATCACAATCAATATTTTCTTGTTGATTTGATACGACAACATAATGGTCATCACTCATATCCTTTGCTTCAATCCAAAAAGGTTCAGTCCAGGAAATATCATAATTCCTTTTTTTAGAATTGTATTTTAAATTTCTCTTCACAACAAGGAAAGGATGCTCAGGAGTACATACTATAGGTTCAGTATCTTTCCCTATTCTAATAGTGTGTATATAGCCACTATGGATCCTTTCATTGATTTGTGTCACGCTTTGCCACTTTCCTGTATGAGATAATACTTTATCGTTTAAACAAACCTCCGAAATATCTATAAAACCTCTATTTGTAAGAGTTTTAGTGCCTTTTACAAAGCAAGGCGAACCGAAAGTGATAATGTCAATGTCTGTAAAGTCTCCTCCGTGAATAGTGGTAATGTCTCCGATGTATTTTGCATGTGGAAAATTGTGTTTATAGTTAGCAATAGCGTGTTTGTCTATTTCTGAAAAATAATGCTCTGTGAATTGGTAGCCTGCTCTCTGAAAGCCGAGTGCAAAGCCACCAATCCCGCTGAATAGGTCAATGATTTTCATTCCTTATTACTCTTTAAAATATCTATACTATCAACCCATTCTTCTCGCATAAAGTGTGAGAAAGGAAGGTCTTTGAATTTCACTTCATAGGCAGGAAACAACGCTCCTTCTTCTGTCTTTTCCATTCCTACCTTCACTATTTCACAAGTAAAATCAAAACAAGGGGGGAATCTTACTCTTATTATTCTATCTGTTACCACAACTCTATCTCCCAATTTAAATTTATGTTTTATTTTTTCCATTTTACAACAAAGGTTTAGCTTTCTCCAATAATTCCTTCTGCTCTTCGAGAAAATTGTAGGCTATTTCATGTGATTTAAAAGCAAGCACTCTACTAGTATTGAGCCATAACTCCAAACAAAGTTTCCCTTTCTCTACCGAGATACAAAATTTATTCTTATCATCTTCCCAATCAGGCTGCCACCCCTCATTGTAGTAGTCTCTAAGAATAATTAATTGTCTAAGAGCTTCAAACACTTCTGGACTAATACTCTTAGGATAAAGTATATTTATACCTTCCAAATTAAAATAAGCATATTTGTCCCTATCATACTTCAATTTTTTTTCCGCTTTCTCAAAAGTCGGCGCAGGGCCTTTTTGTTCAAAGCCTTCAAGATCTATAGAATAATCCGCAGTGGACAATGTATTGATTGCTCCTTTGCTTTTTACAAAGCAACCTTCGTTAGTGTATTGAATTTTTAAGCCATCATTAAATTCAACCTTAATAGGAAAGTCAAACTTTGTATCCTTTAAAACCTCTATTACTTTCCCTTTGTCTGGCGATATTGTTTTATCCCAAACGTCCATTCCTACTTTAAATACTGTTTTCATTTCTTTTTTCTTTCTTTAAATTCTGACACTGTATATGTAATTCCTGATAAAATCAGACATACGATAAGCATTCTTCCGCCCCAACCTAATGTGGCTATATCAGTAGTCCAGCCTATAAAAAAGCAGACTCCAAAAACAAACATAATCCACAATATGCTAATAGCTATTAGTTGAATAATTGCAAGTATTTTATTTATCATATTTTCAAAATTTTTTCACTCGTCACTTGATCCCCCTCGGGGTTAGGGGGGATCATTAATCATTTTTTAAGAGCCTCTCCTCTATACTCCCCTTTTTTCTGTTAAAGTCTTTGCGGAGGGTCTCATACATCAGGTCGCTTTCCTCTATGTCGTACATCTCCAAGCGCTTTAGGATCGTATCTTTGTAAGGTATCTGAAACTGATGATAGTTCACCACTGCTTGTGTGTACAGTTCTCTCCGGAAGTGTTGGTCTATATACTTGAGCACCAATCCTATTTTCTCCTGAGAGAGAATACACCCCTTCTTCTCATACTGAGAAGCATTCACCGCGATTCTATAAGCATGTAGTTCTCCACTACGGGGGTGATACTTGTACTCTGAGGCCATACTCTTGCGCTCCAAGATATGCAAGAGATACAAGCCTACATCATTATCACCCTTGAGCTGATACGGTTCTCCATACATCTTGCGCATGTATTTCAGTAGATACTTTGGTAGTAATAGTTTTATTTCCATATCTTTTTTATTTATCCCTGGTTACTCTTCATCTGTTAGTGGTAGCTCTTCGCTCTTACCCTTTATCCTTACATTCTTAATGGGGCGTTCTTCCTCATCATACCCTGTTACCGAATCCTCGTAGCTGTATTCTATACGGGTAGCATGTTTCTCTACATAGTCCTGTATATCCTCCAATCGTGGTGGAAATATATCAAAGACACTTTTTACCAATTGCTCTAATCCTACAGGATTCCTTGGAGAATCCACATGACAGCCTATAAGGGAACCTTCGCGGTACAAGCCCACCACATAGGTGTAGCTTTTCTTCAGATATGCCCATATAGGCAATAAATCTCGCATACTGTCGAATACATGATACTTTATCATCGCTTTAGTTTTTAAAAAATGGTATTTTCATTCTCTATGGGAGTCGCAGGGGCAAAAGGGGAAGCTGTACGAAGGGACTGCACCTCTATCTCTGCCAATAGCTCCTCACGAATACGCAATTTGCCAATGTCTATCTTCATAGCACTGGTAGGGCTGTTGATGTTGGTGTTAATACGGATACTCTTCTCCTCACCCATATAGCTGCTATCCTCTCTAAGCTGTCGGCGCATCTCACTTTTGCCAGGCGCCTGCTCTCGGTACTGGACAAACCATTGGCGCTGTACGATACTATATACAGTACTGAAGTTAAAGTATATACTCCCGCCCTCAGCCCGTAGGTTCGTATCCACTTGCAGGCGCTCCCCTTGCGTGAGGCGCATGCACACCATAAAGCAATCCCAAAACCGCTGATATACCGAGTCGCTCTCTATCTTACGCCTTTGGTTCTCTATCAGGGAATCAAAATGCCGCTCCATATCCTCCTGCCAAAATGGAAAAATCCCCTCCCGCTCAAAGATCCCATACACGGCGTACAATACAGCAAGGTTATCTATCATTCGCACAGGCACCCCCTTGATCGCCTCCCGCTCACTCAGCAGCCGCTTTTTTTCTCGATACACTTCTAAAAAATGCTCTTGGAATACAACCCGCTTATGCAGCAGCCAGTCCG